CGCAGGGTGTTGTTAATCCATCCACAGGCAATGTGTCTGGCTTGAATTTGGCCAGCGCATTGACGCGCAAAGACCCGCAAGGCTTTGTCTTTGGCTCCAATCAGACGCCAATGTATGAGGCGGCTCGATTTGCTCAAGCATTCAAACCAATTGTTGGTGACTCCGGCACAGCAACAAGATCAATGGAACTGAGTCCATTGAGCATGATGCTGTCGGCTCCAACCAATATTGCTGCCAGAGCCTACACCGCCCAGCCCACTGCAAACTTGGCATCCAGACTGCAAACTGGGGTGGCACCAGGAACTGACATGGCAACGCAAGAGATGCTGCGTAGACTGTTTCCACAAACTGGCGCAGCAGGTTTAATTAGCCTACTTGGTCAGTGAAGGTCCAAAAAAAGCAGCCACTAAAGGATCGCGTTTGACCACGCGCCTTTGCTGTCTGCGCCTGGCATCGGCAAAGTCTTTGTCATCGGCGGTCATCTTGGCGCGGAACTCATGCACCCGCTGGGTGCTGGTCCGGCCAGTCGGTGGGGGGCATGGCGCATCCTCCCCCTCACCCAGCCTGTACTGAGGTCGCCAGCGGTAACTGGACCCAGCCTTGGCCCAGCCAGCGATGTGGACCAGTTCCTGCTGGTGCATCTTCTCCAACTCGCGCTGGACAGACCTGCGCTCACAGAAGATGATGTCCACCAGTTCCCGGTCGCACCTCGCGCGGCCATCGGCCAGCACCAACTCCAGCTTGGGCCGGATGCGCGGCTTCAGTCCAGCTTGCATAACTCGGCCAGGTCTTTGCGGTACACAGGCCCGAAGTGCATCAGGCTTGGCAGCTTGTACGCATCCATCGCGCCGGGCCGTCCGGCGTATGGCAGCAACTCCTTGCCATCGTATGTGCCCTTCATCTTGTCGATCATGGTGGGCGGGGTCTTAATAGATGGGTTTGTCATTTTTGAGGCATCCGATGATGTATTGAAGATTTTTTACCATGCGCCACGCCATGTCAGACGCTTGCAGGTCGCTGGGGCAATTGCGCACAGCATGGGCTGGCAGTGATGCGCCCTTGGCACGGTCAAGTGCATGTTGAAGCTGGACCTCCAACTCAGGGAGGTCATCCATGGTCAGGTCTTTGACTCTCATGCCGACAACCCGTAGAACAGGCAGGCGGCCAAGGCCACGCCGATGACCAAGGCGGTGATCAGGTCCAGCGCCGCCTCTGCGCGTGCGTGCAGCTTGGCGGCCTTGACTTGGTAATGCTGGTGATATTTGTGGTGTTTCATGGTTTTTCTTTCTGTGGAAGGGATTGTTTAAATCGCATACTCATCAAGGATGGCGTGCGCTCTTGATAAATCGTCTTGATTCATTTCTCGGTATTCGGTATATCCCTCAAATTTGCCAGCCCAAATTGTTCCGCCAAGTTTCAGCAGTTTTTTCTCAACCATTCCCGCATCGCATTTAACCTCAGTGGCGCGAAGCACCGTCATGTCAAAACCAGACTTGCGAATGTTGTCGTACATTCTGGCGGTGTGCTTTCCTAATGAGGTCATTCCGATCTTGTAATAGTCCGGAAAGTCTGGGTCCAGAACCTTGGCCAAATACACTACATTGCGCTTTTGGCGAGTTTCCATATGGGCAGAAATTTCGACCCAAATCTTTTTCTGTCTAGCCGATTGGTATGCGCTGGCTTGCTCATTGATGAAATCAATTTTTCGCGTGTATTGCAACGCCAAGTCGCGCAATTTTTCGTAGGTCCATTTTGTGTGCTTCAGTGACATTTCAATCTCCATCAGTGAAAATGGATTGTGGACTAAATACAAACACTGTGCAACACCTATTTGTTTGTGTCTGAAATTAACAACAATGCCAAGTAAAATGCCGCCATGAACTCCATCCACGACATCCGAGACATGGCGCGTCTGCACAAGATCCAGATGAAGCAGGTCTGCACGCTGGCCCAAATACAACAGCCCCAGGTCAGCAGATGGCTGAGTGGGGCTGTTGATCCTCTGTGGACCTCGGTCAATCAGATGGAGGCTGCTTTGTTTGCACTGATAGCACAACGGGAGACTCAAGCCCAGTGCGAAGCAGATACCGCACCAGAGCAGCCTTAGACATGCCCAAAGCCTGCGAAGTGGCCTCCAGCTTGTCGTGCAGCGCCTGATCTACATGCGCTGCCACCAGCCGCAACTTATCACCAGTCATCGCCGCCAGCCTCCACCGCCGCCACAGGTGCTGACCCACGGGTGATGCCGAAGTCAGCCGCAGCGGATGGCTTGGCGCCACCCAGAGGCTCACCCTTGCGCACCAGCAAGATGTTGTTCAGTCCAAACGACACCCCGTTATTGCCTGCCTGAGAGTAGGCATAGGAATTCAAGGACACGCGCACAAAGTCGCCAGACACGATGTCATCGCTACCGATCAGGTCATTGCCGTGTGTGTCAATCGCACCAGGCTTGCTGGTGCTCTTGACGTTGCAAAAGAAGTGGCCCTGATACTCGCGGCCCAGTGGGCTGCCATCGGTCTTGGTTTCGGTGTCGCCATCACGCAAGGGGTTGCGGACATTCTTGGGGATCTTGTCGCCAAACTTGGCAGTCAGCGCCTCTTTGGCCGCAGCCTTCATGGCGCTCAAGGTGGCCGTGTCGGTCTTGGGGATAAGGATCTGGGTGCTGAATTCATCCTTGCCATTCATCTCATTCTTGCGTGCCTGCAAGGCCGAGAAGTAAGAGGTGCGCACCTCGCCAGTTGTCACTCGAGTAGTCATGATCGTTTCCTTTGGTTGTGATCGTTTAACAGGTTTACAGCCCCACCAAAGCGATGGAGCAGTTGCACTTTAGCACAAACAAAGTGCTTGTGTAAAAGATTTTTACACCGCACAATTGAGGCTCTTTCAACCGCTAAACCGAGGAAACCGATGAAGCTATACCCGCACCAAGAAGAGTCCAAGCAGTTCCTGCTGGACACCAAGAGGGCCATTCTGGCCGACCAACCGCGAGTCGGCAAGACGCTTCCCACAGCAGCCGCAGCCCTTGAACATCTCCCCGCCCTGATCGTCTGCCCAGCCATCGCTAAAACAGTGTGGGAGGCTGCATTTAACAAGCTGTCCAACGCTACTGTGCGGGTGGTCAATGGCAAGAATGACGCCATGAAGACCACGCAGCACCAGGTGGTCATCATCAATTACGACCTGCTGCAATACTTCAACAATGCCGGGTATCAGACGCTGGTGCTGGACGAGTGCCACCGGGTCAAGAATCCATTAGCCAAGCGCACCACATCCGCTGCCCTGCTGATGAAGCAGATTGGCCGTGTGTATGCCCTCTCTGGCACGCCCATCCCCAACAGGCCCATTGAACTCTGGCCCATCTTGCACGGCCTTGGCATCTACCGTGGCGGCTGGTACGACTTTGCCGCCCGGTACGCCAAGATGTGGAAAGCGCCTTGGGGATTAGATGTCTCAGGCTCCAGCAACATCGCAGAACTCAAGGCGCTCATGAAGCCCCATGTGATGCGCCGCAAAAAAGAAGATGTGTTCAAGGACTACCAAGACCCGCAAGTGTCACTGATCACCTTTGACCTGCCCAACGACAAGCGTGAGCAGCAGTTTGATGCCGATGCCCTGGTCGCCAACCCCAACGCCTTGCTGGCTTTTGAGGGCTTGGCCGAGATCATGAAAGAGGCAGGGATGCGCAAGGTGGATGCCGCTGCTGAATTCATTGATGACCTCTTGAACGCTGGCGAGCCTGTCGTGGTCTTTGCGCACCACAAGGATGTGGTCGGCAAACTCTGCGACGAGTTGCGCGTCCACAAACCCGTCACCGTGGTGGGCGACACCCCACGCGCACAGCGTGACAAGGCCATTGAGGCATTCCAATCAGGCAAAGCCAAGTGCATCGTTGGCAACATCGCGGCCATGTCCGAAGGCGTGGACCTGAGTGCCGCCGACACCATCGTGTTTGTCGAATGCACATGGTCCACCAGTGCGCTGGAGCAGGCATCTAGCCGGGTTGAGAACATCGCCAAGCACGGCGTGAAGCCGATCATCTACATCCTGACGATCAGGGCATCACTGGATCACACGGTGCTGTCCAAGATCCTCGCCAAGCAGAACATCATCAACCAGATTATTTGAATATGTCCAACCCATTTGAAATACTTGAACCTACCTGTATCAGCTTCAGCGGTGGACGCACCAGCGCTTTCATGCTGTACAAGGTGCTGGAGGCTCACCAGATGAGCTTGCCATCTGATGCAGTGGTTTGCTTTGCCAACACTGGCAAAGAAGACGAGGCCACATTGAAGTTTGTCAACGACTGCGCTGTCAACTGGAACGTGCCGATTGTTTGGCTGGAGTACCGTGAAGCCCCAGAGTCAAAAGATCGCTGGGTACAAGTCACCTACGAAACAGCCAGCCGCAATGGCGAACCATTTGAGGCTGTGATTCGCAAGAAGAATTACTTGCCCAACCCTGTCACCAGGTTTTGCACCATCGAGATGAAGATACGCACCATCGCCAATTACCTGTTTGCCCAAGGCATGTGCAAGACGCGCAGCCAAGGCGAATACATGAGTTGGGTCGGCATCCGCGCCGATGAACCAAGACGCGCAGCCAAGATTCCACGGGATCGCACACCATTGGTGTCGGCTGGCATAACAAAGGAAATGGTCGGCGAGTTTTGGCGCGGCCAGCCCTTTGACCTTGAACTGCCGAACATCAATGGCGTGACGTATCACGGCAACTGCGACCTGTGTTTTCTCAAAGGCTCCAGCCAAACCATGAGCCTGATCACCGAGCAGCCAGCACGCGCCGATTGGTGGGCCAGCATGGAGGCGCTGGCGCTGGCGCTGGCGTCCCGTCCCGATGGCGCGCGGTTTCGCAAAGATCGCCCCAGCTATTCCGAGATGAAGCGATACGCCCTCGACCAAACAGATTTTTTTGGCACCGATGAATCCATCCCTTGTTACTGCGGAGAATGAAAATGACCACACACAACCATGATGTGCTGCTGGCCATCAATTCAAGAATCATCAATGGCCGATCAGGTGGGGCGAAGCAGCTAAATGCTGATTACAAGGCACTGCTTAAAGCCCGTGATGAGATTTTGAAACTGCGTAAAGAATTGGAACAATTTAAAAAAACCACTACGGAGAATGAAAATGACTATTGACCACAAAGAACGCGCACACGCCCGACTGTCAGCCTCTCGCATCTCGCGGGTCATGGCCTGCCCAGGCTCTGTCCGGCTTGAAGCGCAGATGCCGCCAGAGCCAGCAGGCGAGGCCGCAGCCATTGGCACCCACATCCATGAACTGTCCGAGAAGCTGCTCAGAGGCGAAGAACTCGACAGCCCAGATCTCGACCCCGAACACGTTGCGATGGCGCAGGAGTACGCCAATTTCGTCAACACGCTGGTCACAAGCCCACGCAAGAAGTTGATCGAGGTCAACGTGGATGCAGGCCTCAAGTCCCTGCACCAAGCCCTTGGCGGCACCGCTGACGCTGTGCTGGTGGACGGTGATCACCTCCATGTCATCGACCTCAAGACTGGCCGTGTCTTGGTCGAGGCCAAGGACAACAAGCAACTGCTGACCTATGCCCTGGGCGTGATGCGGCAGTTCAACGCGCCAGCCTCCATCCAATGCACCATGCACATCTTCCAGCCCCGTGCAGGCCACTCCAAGTGGACCGTCAGTGGCATGGACCTGATCAGCCATGGCTTGGCCCTCAAGCAGGCCGCAGACCTGGCCCTCAGTCCCGATGCCCCTACCAATCCATCACCCGATGCCTGCAAGTACTGCAAGGCCAAGACCATCTGCCCGTCCATGCGCCAAAGGGTCCAAGACAACGCACGCAAGGATTTCGCCATCAACACGGCCATCAGCCCCGAGATGTTGGAACTCGCCCACCTTGCGGCGGATTGGTCCGATGCGGTCATCAACGCCGCCAAGAAGCAACTGACAGAAGGCGTAACGATCAGTGGATGGAATCTCAAGCCTGGCCGCAAGACGCGCTTTTGGAAGTCTGAAGCCTTAGCAGCGGCGGCACTCAAAGACCACCCCGAAGCCTTTTCGTTGAAGTCACCGTCAGCGATTGCCGACCTGAAGATTGAGGTGTCCGAAGACCTGATTGGCGTGAAGCAGGCAGCGGCATCTCTGGCGAAAGAGAAGGTGAAGCCATGAGATTCGGATCAGTCTGCTCCGGCATTGAGGCCGCATCTGTCGCATGGCATCCACTTGGCTGGCAAGCCGCATGGCTGTCAGAGATTGAGCCATTCCCGTCAGCGGTGCTGGCTCACCACTACCCCGATGTCCCCAACCTTGGTGACATGACCACACTGCCTGAACGCATCCTGTCTGGTGAGGTTGAAGCGCCAGATCTGTTTTGCGGTGGCACACCTTGCCAAGCCTTTTCAGTGGCGGGCTTGCGCAACTCCCTTGATGACGCAAGGGGCAATCTTTCACTCACTTTTGTAGGTATCGCAAATGCAATTGACCATGTTCGAGCTGTTCGATCAGCTTCTCCAGCAATCGTCTTCTGGGAAAACGTCCCCGGAGTCCTCTCCACCAAAGACAACGCATTCGGCTGCTTTCTTGGCGCACTTGCCGGGGAAGATGAGCCGATCATCCCGCCAGGGGAGAAATGGACAAACGCTGGTTGTGTGTATGGCCCCCAAAGAGCAGTCGCGTGGCGAGTCCTCGACGCCCAATATTTCGGAGTGGCCCAACGCCGCCGTCGTGTGTTCGTTGTCGCAAGTGCTAGAGCAGACTTTGATCCCGCAGCGGTTCTTTTTGAGTTCGACAGCGTGCGCAGGGATACTGCGCCGAGCAGAGAAACGGGGAAAGAAGCTGCCAGCGGCGCTGGAGCAAGCATTGTTGGCAGTCTCGACACAGAGTGCGGAGGTGGAAAACTTACCCATCAATCAGTTGCCAATGGACACTTAATTGGCACGATTACAGCGCGAATGTTTAACGCATTAGGCCCGCGCGATGTTGCGTCGGGGGCAATCATGCCTGTTGTCAGCCCAGCCTTAAACACTTGCAGTGGATCGCACCATGCGCCAGACACCAAGGCGTATGTAGTCCACGGCACACAAGACCCATGCGTGTCTGACATTGCTTTTGCTCAAGGTCGGAACAATGGTGGGGAGAATGTGCTGGCGCAGCCCATCCCCCTCAACAGCATGAACGTCTTGCGCAGTGCTGATGCCGATCCAACGACTGGGTGCGGCATTGGCGAGGCGGGTGAGGCTATGTTTACCTTGACCAAGGGACAACACCATGCAGTGGCGCAGCCCATCTCCATCCAAGACGTTAGGCCCGTGGAAAAAGCCCAGAACGGCAAAGGCTGGAATGATGAGGGCACGGCCTACACGGTTGACACTCATGCAACGCAAGGGGTGGCGCAGCCGATGACTTTTGCAGAAACCGCACAAACAATTACCGCTGGATTTGGGTTTGATTACAACGATGAAAAAAAGGCTGCGTCACATTTAGTAGGTATGCAAGTGCGCCGCCTCACACCTGTCGAATGCGAACGCTTGCAAGGTTTCCCTGACAACTACACCAACATCCCTTGGCGCAAGAAGCCAGAAGCGCCCGATGGCCCACGGTACAAGGCGCTGGGTAACTCATGGGCTGTGCCAAACGTCCGGTGGATTGGTCAAAGAATTGCTGACCATCTCAACCCCCCAGACTAGAATCCCCATTCCCCAAAAGAAAACCCCTGAACGGCGCGAACCATTCAGGGGGAATTTGCAAAGAAATCAAGGAGAAGTTTGCGATGAGTATTTTACCGGATCAACACGCATCCACGTTTGAGCAGTCCCAGTCCATTGCCATCAAGCTAGGCAACGCTTACCCAGCCGCCAATTTCTGCACCTTCAGCCTCGACGGATCCAAGAAGATCCCCCACAAGCGTGACGGCTCTATGGGTGTGGCCCGAGACACCCCAGCCGACAACCTGTTCACCACCGAGGACATCTGGGCCATGGAGGCCATGCCCTCCGGCCAATACTTTGGCCTAGTCCTACAAAAGGCGGCAGCCATCCCCGGTAAGGGCCACTTGGTGGTGCTGGACGTTGACCTCAAGCACAGTCAGACCACCACCAACATGGCGATTCAGAAGATGGCCCGGTGGGTCAAGGCCAACAAAGCCCTGACTGAAATCAGCGTCTCAGGCAAGGGCCGCCACATCTTCTTAATCGTCAACCAGGCCGAAGACATCTTGCCCAAGTACAAGCTGGCCGCAGGCCAAGAGGTTGAGGTCTTTGGCCTCGACAACAGCGCAGGCAAGTCAGTGCTGCTCAGTGGATCCCAACTCACTGGCGAATTGATTGAGGTAGATGACCTGTACGCGCTGCTGTCCGAGTGGGGCATCATTGAGCAGCACCAACTGAATCAGCCCAAGCCTGCACCCCAAGCCCCCATCGACTTCAGCCCCATCCTCAAGCCTCAAGATGATTACGCCCGTGCGGCCAATGCCCTCCAGTTCATCAGCCCTGACATTGAATATCCTCAGTGGATTGAACTGGGCCAAGCCCTCCACACGGCCTTTGGCGGCCAAGGCAAGGACTTGTGGCAGCAGTGGTCATCATCTGGCTCCAAGTACGCAGGCGACAAGGACATCGACACCCACTGGAAGTCCTTCCACCAGGGCAAGGGCGTGACCCTTGGCACGCTGTTTCACACGGCCAAGCAAAACGGCTGGGAGTCACCCACCAAAGCCACTGAGCGCAAATCAGCCGTGGAAGACTTCCAAAACATATTGAATCCAGTACCTGTTGCGACAGGCTCACCGGATGAGCCACTGCCATTGAACGCACTGCAAGGCTGGCCGGAACTCCAGTTGGACATCTCCAGCCTCAAACCCATCGACTACCTGATCCAAGGCTTTTGGGCGCATTCCTTCTTTGTCTTGGCTGGGCAGCCAGGAGTGGGCAAGACCACGGCCATGATCGCCACCTGCATGGTCATGGCTGGGTTTCAGATTGGTGATGCACCACTGACCTCCAAAACCCGCCGCAAGACCATCTTTGTCACAGAAGACAGCGACCAGATCACCCGCACCCTGTTTGCCTATTCAAAGCACTTCAACATCGCCCCCATGGAACTGCTTAACTGGTTTGTGGTGATCGATGCCAAGCGCTCGGATGTCAAGGATCTGCTCACGCTGGCCCACAACGTCATGCGCCACACGGTTGATGGCATTCGGCCACACCTGGTCCTCGACACGGCCAACAGCACCATGGCGATTGACAACGAGAACGACAACTCCGAGGTCGGCAGCTACCTCGCAGCCCTTAAGCAGACCATTTATGTCCAACTGCACACGCCCATCTCCATCCTGACCCACACCAACAAGACTATTTCCCGCCAGGACTCTGATGCCATGGCCCGTGGAGCCAGCGCCTTCACAGGTGATGCCACACTGACTGGAATCCTGTTCATGGATGAGGACAACACCCGATACCTGAAGCTGACCAAAACCCGCTACGAGCCGGATTTCAGGGAAATCAGGTTCGACAGTCAGCTATTCCCCGAAATCGTGATCGACCAGTACGGCGAGCCGCAGACCATGCTGTGCCGCATCGCCATCCCGATGGCCTCCAGTGAGACAGACCGTAAACAACTCAACGCCTCTAAGCAAGAGGACAAGCGCCAGCAGCAGATCACTGATGCCGCCGATGCCGCCTGCAACTTCATCCAGACCCTGATCAACCAGCACCGCAACGTCATCATGCGTAAAGGCCCAGGTCGCCCAAACGTTCCTAAAGAACTCCAAGATGCCTACCAATTGGAGTGGGCAGAGGTCTATCAGGCAGTGCCGCAGGCCGACCAGTCATATGCCAGAAAGGCTGTTGGCTCCGCCATCTTCCAGCGGTTTGGGGTTGCACCAAGTGCCAGTGGATGGGTGCAGTTGGGCTAATCCGGTAATCCGGTAGTAATGCGGTAGTAATGCGGTATACCGGATTAGACAATGGCTGGGTCTGGGGATTAAGTGGGGGCTATTTGCCCCACTTATCCACAGGCCAGTCTCGGACAAATGCTTGGTTCTGGGGCTAATCCGGTAAGGCGGTAAATTCCTTTGGGGTCTACCGGATTAGGAATACTCATAAG